GCACAGTTAGCCCTAATCTACTGGTCAGTGTACCCAGTGCACTTTCAGCGCCGCCACGTTGAAACTGTGCCAAAGACATGGCCTCATAAGCTCCTTGTGCCAGTTCTTGCCATCCTTGTTTGCTGTCAGCATCATAGGTAGAGGATGCAAAATTCATCAATTTGTTTTTGGCATCGTTGATTTTTTTTACAATATCCTGAGCCTGAGCCTGCACACTAGGATCTTTATCTACATAAGTGCCTAACTGTGTGTAGTCTCTACCCACACTGTTGCGCAACAAGTTAGTATGAATCTGTGTGAGCAAGGATTTTTCAACTTCGCCTTTTTTGGCCGAAGGCAAAGCAGCCAAGTTAGTTGCGCCAGCATCTTGCATGGTTTGAGTAAGAGCCTGAGTCCAGAGTTTTTGCTGCTCAATAGCCTGCTTTTCAATCACTGGTTTTGCGGCAGCAGCAGCCCTACTCTGTTGCGCACCATATGGATTGTTTGGTACGAGCTTGCTAAAGTCTGTTCCAGTTGTCTTAGTGGCCCAATCGTTTGCTTTGGCCGCAACATGCGATCCAACTGCTTTGGCTGCTCCAGCAATTCCGCTTAGAACGCCTTCGTTTGTTCTGCGGCGTGTGATTTCATGTATCTGCATTTGTTCTTCTCACTGATCTGGCAAACTTGCCTGAGTCTCTGGTACGGATAGCATTTAACAATTTGCGTTGCAGGTTGTCAGCTTGGTCAGCTGGAAATTCTGTGTCAATTTGTTCCAGCAATCTAATAGCATTGGCAATGAGTGTGGCCGCACGGTTTTCAATCAACAGGCGGCGATCACGCTCGATGTACAAATCGTCCAATTCTTCTAGTAAACTGCGGGTGCGTTTTTGCATCTGCTCCGGGGCCTTTGGATTATTTAGCGGATTTAGGTTGTTTGAATACAATCGATCAAGTCCGGAAAAGCTGTTTTCCAACTATTATTTCTGCGTATGTCCCAGGTAGCAACAAAATTTTGCCAGGAGGTCAAATTGACCAATTTTGTTGATTTAATGTTTGCCACCATCTTATGTATTACATGATCCATTGGATATTTTTCAATTACTAAATTTTGAACTGATTTTGGCATTTTATTCAGATCCCAGGCACTATTAAAACAAAAATGTACGTTTAGGTCAGTTTTGTCACCCCACTGATTTGTTGCTAAATTTTGTTGTATCCAAGATTCCAATCTATCAAAATAATAAACATTTAAAAAATTAGCTGTAAATTCTATTCTAAACATCAAATTATGGATATTTTTGTTATCTCTAATTCGCAGTAAATTTCTGCTGACCTTGACCCAAGTTAGCGGCCATCTCACATAATCAAACTGTTCTTCAATTCCGTCAAGACTTGCTGCAAAAATTATCAGTTTAAATTTTTTCCATTCATTTAAAACTTCTTCATTGGGATATATGGACCCATTGGTAGTGTAGTGCAAAGTGACTTGTTCAGGATGGGGCACATGCTCCAAAAACTTTAAATGTGTATCTGTAAATAATGGTTCCCCACCAAAAAATTTAATGTACTTAACTTTTTCTAAAGAAACAGCAGAAACAATTTGATCAATTGCAGCAATGGGTGTTGTAGATTTAATTGTTATTTTTTTATTTTGAAGTTTTGATTGCTCTTTGGTCCAGAGAGAACTGCTTTGTTGATTGCAAATAACACATGCTGCGTTACACTCATTGTCTAAATGGATATCAATGGTTACTGGATCCTGAGAACTTTCAGCATCAGGCACCCAGTCTGGTCCACTTTGTCGCATGCTTTGTTGCCCGGACTGTTCTAATAGAAAACATTTGTTGCAAGCCGGTGACCAATCAGTGATGGAATCAAACAGTTTTTTTCGATTGTCTTGAACAGCAGAATCAACAGGTATTTCTTGAGCAAACCAACAACAAGGTTTGACTGTTAGTACATCATTTGATTTCACGGTAAATGAATACCCATTGGATAGGTATCTGCAAAAATTATTTGGCATTATGACGTTTTGATCTTTCCTAGCAACTGCTTGAGCTTGGCGCTTTGCACGTCAGCTGTGACCTTGGGTGCTTCTAAATCAAAACCGTCTCGAGCCTGTGGTCGTTCCCAAGGTGCGGATTTAGCATCATCTGTGGCAGCACTAACCTGGCTTTTTGCTTTGATCGAGTCCATGATACTTGAACTGGGTTTTTTGCTAAACCCGTTTTCATTGTCATCCCCGCCTTCATCAGTAATGCGCATGGTTTCAATGTTGTACTCCAAATCAATCTTTTGACCAACGCCGGTCGAGCTTCGACTTTTCATGCACTGGATCTGATACTTGCCACGCTCTTTCATTGCACGACTTGTAAAGATACCAAACACATTATCTGCTGTGTTAATCTTTGAGATACCACCTGAAATATGTGAGTGGTCAAATTCAATTTCTTCCACAGCTGATCGATTCAACTGTGACGCTGTGACCATTAAGATACCCAGTTCTTTGGCCAAGTTGCGCAGTTCTTCAGAAACATACTTGTCCTTCACAAACAAATCGTTGGGCGATACTTTAGCACTCACAGGCATCAACAAGTCTAAGTAGTCAATCATCACAAAGTCTACTTTCTTACCAGTTTGAATTTGATACTCTTTCAAATAAGCACGGATGTCATTGATGTTTGATTGTGCTGGCAGGCCTTTGACCTGATAGTTGCCAGACTTCTTGGCTACAAGTTTGACCTTGAGTTCTGTGGTGTCTATGTCTTTTCGAATGTCCTTGGTGCTCATGTTGGTTAGCATGGCATCAGTTCTCAAACTGGTAAGCTCTTCACTCAGTTCTAGTGTGATGTACACACCACTAAGTCCTTGCTGTAGCCAGTTCAGTGCAATGTTCATCATGACCAAGCTCTTGCCTGATCCTGATCCGCCTGCAAAGATGTTGAGTTCTCCGCGACTGAAACCACCATACAACAATCTGTCCAGTTGTGGCCAACCTGTGCTTACTTGTCCGCCTGAGTTGAAGTATTTCTCAATGCGACTCTTAGGATCAGCAAAGTAGTCTGTGCCCATGTCTTTAGTGAGTGATATTTGTACTGCATCTTTGATGAGTTTTTCAACAGGATCATATTCACCTTTTTCCAACAAGTCTGCGGCTTTTAAAATAGCCCGCTCCAGTTCCTGGCGGCGAGTAAATGCTTCAAACTCGCCCATAAACCAATCAAAGTGTCCTTCATTCAAGTCTGGCACAGCCGCCAACTTGACCCCAGTGGTCGCCGAGATTTGAGTGCGGTCCGGCAAGGTCTTGTGTTTGTCTGAGTGTTCTTTGATAAACTCAGCCGCAGGTCTCAAACTCTTGTCAAAGTTTTGTGGGTTGTAGATGTTTTGAACACGCACATAGCTTTGTGCATCCTCCAGCATCATTTCTAAAAATAGTCGTTGGACGTCAAGTCCGTATTCTTTTAACAAAGTCTATCCTTTATGCTGATTTCAAAAAAATGTCGATTGCCTGCAGGACCGTGATGCCCCATCCATCCATGCTGTTTAAAATCTGCTGGTTCATTTTTGTTTAAGTTTACACTGTAGTATGTGTTATCAAACAATATGCACTTGTTATGGGCTTGACAATATGGCAATACAAATTCGCTCGGTCCCCATAAGTTATTAGCATCAAATGGTTTGCTTAAATTCACTATCAAGTAATTAGCACCAACTGAGTCTAACCAAGTAGTAAGCAAAAAAATTGCCGACAACTCATTTGTTTCAGTCCAGGATCTATCTTCATAAACTATCATGCGTTGCGCATCAGCGCCTGTTATTATTTGTAATCCTACGTGACAGTTGACCTGCTGTGCGTGACTTTCCCATGTGTTAACATCAATACATGTGGCAGAATATTTTGTGTCTTTAAAGTTATCAAACACAGTCAATCGTTCTAAAGGCGGAATACCAATGATTAAAAAGTCAGCAGAGAAATCAAATTGTGATTGCATGCTGATCAACATGTGTTTGACGCTTCCAAAACTATTTCCTGGCCACGAACAATTTACAATCTCTGATGCATTAATAAGTTGTGCAGTTAATCCCCAGAATGAATCTTGTGCATCAACACAATAATTAGTGGTAGTATAGCTATCACCAAATACCCAAAGTCTATTGTATTCTTTTAACAAGTTGTTTCTTCCTTAGTTCTATCTTAATTCGACTGGTTTCTCTAGCTGCCATTATAGTTAGCAGGGTGCCAATACGCCCTAGCACAATCACAGCATCATTGACATCTTTACATCCTTCTGGCCATTCGGGTATACTTACCGCCCATCCCAGTTCCACAGCGCAATCCACCAGTTCTATGCCCGCTTGATCCTGGTCTGGTACCACAGTTATGTCTCGACCTAGATTGCGTATCAGTCGAGCTTGTGCATCACTTACAGTATTGTGCATCACAGCCACACCACCAATACTCAATGCATCAAATATGCCTTCTGTAACTATCACATTGGTCCAGTTGTTGTGCTGTAAGTCTGTGCCAAACACATAGCCTGGCTGACTGTCTGAAATAAACTTGGGTTGACGGTTGTCTAAAAATCTGCAGGTAAATCCTACAATTTTGTTTTCATATGTGAATGGTATGACCACATGCGGGCGTGTCCAATGAACACCATCGTTTTTTATCTGCACCATCATGGGAAAGTCTTTGGGCACACATCTGCCACGCACATAGTCCCAATGCAATGGGTGCTCGGGTGTCAGTAATTCAGCATACGGTGGCAAGTCTCGTTCTTCAAACACAATACCGCCCAATTGATTCCAGGCCTGTTGTCGATCTTCCAATATGCCATGTATGCTACGATGACGCAGACTTTCCAAATTGAGCATTTCAATTTCGTTATCTGGCACACCCATCCACCCCAGCAGTCTTCGAGCTTTGACACTTAGGGTACGACCCATGATAAAACTGGCAGTGTATGAGCAGTTGAAGCAGTGATAGCTCCATCCTGCTTCGGTGGATTTGAGACCGGCACGGCCTCTTGTATCCCTTGTGCTGCCATTGTGCTGACAGCAAACCGCATTGAAACTCAACCAACCAGATGGTGTGGGTTTTCTTTTTGCAGGTAGATACGCAAGGATGTCAAGCATCTATACAGTATAGCAGATCAGCTGTACTAAATCAACGATATTGGAGGTTAGTAATGTAGCCAGTTGTGATCAATACTTGGGCACAAACGGTGCCTTGGTATTGCAATGGCAGATATCCAGATCCGCCATTGATTACTTGAATTGCGCCAATTTGGCCGTTACCTACCGACGTCACAATGGCTTCAGCACCTGATCCGTCACCTAAGATTTGTACTTTGGGAGGTGCCACATATCCTTGTCCACCATTAGTCACATTGATAGCAGTGACCACTCCGTTGGTTACTACGGCTGTGGCCTGGGCTTGTGATCCTTGGCTGTTGTTGAAGGCAGCACGGATCAATGGATAGAATCCTACCACATTGAAATATTGGGTAGAAGTTTCGTTGTAATATTGATAACTGCTAGTCACATCGTACCAAACTGATTCATAAGTGTCGGCTGCTTGGAATTTAACTGTGCCGGTAAAGTGATCCAAGTCCATTTTTACCGTGGTTAGACTTTGTCCATTTGTGGGGATATGGCTTGAAAAAAATTCTGTAAGTTGTGTGGTATTCACAGGCTGTGGATACAATGCCCAGTCTGGCCAGTTTGTGGGACCAGGTACCAACTGTTGCGCTTTACCGTAGATTGTGGGGATGGTCAACATTTCGCTAGGTACAAATGCAGGAAATACCGAATCCACAATGTTGCAATCTGCTCTAGCACCTGAATTGGCATCCACATAAGCAGCCTGCACATAGTCGCCTGCTGTGCGTTGTATGCTGTAGCTGCCGGGCTGTGCTGTAATGTTGATGGTATCTTCGTTGTCTAGCACCACTTTTACTCTGCCCAATGTGGCGCTGAGTGTTACCATGGGCTTTTCAACCAACAGTTGGTCGCCAGTTTGATTCATCAATCTAAACACAAAACTGCTGCCTGTAATGTTTACTGGTTTTTCCTCTTGATTGATAAATTCAAACAGTAGAACATTGTCTACACCTTTGTTAACGGTTAATTGTTTTGCATACACTGGGTCGTACCTCGCTGTGAAATATCCACCACTGGTGTCAACTAACAAGACTTTGGTAATTTGCTGGTAAAGATAGATGGTGGTCGAATACATCTACTATTTACCAAGATTTAGCAATGCTTTTTTTAACCAATCTTTACCAGCCATAAGTACAACCGATGGGTAATGATATATTTCAAAAATTAGCGGTAAAATATCCGTTTATAACACTGTGTGTGTATGCCAATGAAGAATACGTGGGCGTGGTGCAAAACAAAGACGATGCTGTCACAACCATCTATGATTTTGGTGCTGTGCTAACACAAGACGCCAAGCTAGAATACCTTGAGTTGGCAGCCACTTGGTGGTGGGAAAGCAATCGCAGTATACCCATAAACATATTTCTACGCGGTGAATGGGACAAGTTTCGCCCTACACTACGCACATTTAGCAACAAAGATCTTGAAATTTTACATGGACCCGCTTGCAGTTTGATGGACATTGCTCGCAAGAAAACCAAGCGAAAATCAATCACGCTGGTGCGGCGTCTTGACTGAGCAAGTTCATGTGTAGTGCTACCAGGGCCGCGTAGGAAACCGCATGCGCTTTTTTGAATGTGTATCCACGTGAGTCATCACCATTCCATACTTCGGCAAACACTTCCGGCCAAGGGCGATTTTGCAAGTGTGCTTTGCCTGGACGAATTACAGAAATAAATGCCGCCATTCTAGGTATACTATCTGGCTGCATTGACGCCATTAAGTCTGCGTAATTGCCCACATGCACCAGTTGACCGGCCCAGGTAGTATCAGTCCACAGTCTCTGCCATGGCGGCGTTGCTGCCAGCATTTCAGCATAGTGTGCGGGATCACGAATCAACTGATACACACTCATGTTCAGCAAGTCTATCTTGAAGTATCCACGCTGTTCTGCTGATTCATAGTCTATGGCTGCACACTCATTGGGTATGTCTCTAGGAATGTCTGTAACATAAATTCCTGAATTGTGTCTGCGCACTTGACCTTGATGCAGTTGCCGTGCGGCAGTGTGCTGGATCAGTTTCAACACAGCCGTTCTGTCCGGCACATCAATATCAATGTCTGCGCTCATTTTGAATCGGTATCACACAGTGCAGTCACAACTTGTAGTTTCTCTTTGGCCAGTTGAACTGCTGCCAAGGCATCTGCCACTGTGGGATGCTTGGCTGCCAGGGCAGCAATGCGCCATTCTTCATCACGCTTGACTCGTGCCCAATCTAACAGGGTTTCAGCGTCTGATGTGAGTGCGATCATAGGATGTGCCGAGTGAAGCTGTTGCCAGGAGTTGCCATCATTAATTTCCAAACAGTTCATGCTGGCGCTCCATCGTACCATGCCTGCGCCGCTGGCACCTGGACTGATGTATGGATTGGTGTTCATGCCACCAGATACCTGAATGTATTTGCTACCGCTAATATTTCTAATCATAATGCAATTATAGCC